GAATCCTTGGTTCCGAATACTATACCTGCTGCTGTTCTTGTTATTGCTAAGTATCAATATCAAATGGCATTCGTCGCTGACCAAGAGATAAATATGTTAGCCTGTCTCACCGAAATAATGGTGGAATGTGAATTTAAATGAATACGCAAGATAAAATTAAACAAGCTGAACAGCGAATTAAAGAGTTACAACTCTTGATTGAACATTGGAAAAAACAAAAATGATTTTTATTAATTTGATACCACATGGCAATCTAACACCTGACCAAGGATTTATTTTCTTCTTTGGTATGATTCTTTTTGGTTTGGTTGGATATGGTCTCTACACAACTTTTGGTGCTGGTAAAAAGGAACTTAGAGATTCTATTGACGAACATGCTAAAATGCATGAACTAGGCATTGCCCACGGACACGGTGGAAAGAAAGAGGCATATGAGATGTCTGGTAAACTTACACATAAACATGATGACTAAATTATTAAAAAAGAAACAAAGACATCAAGTTAAATCTAGATGGTATTATATCTTCTGGGGTGCTGCAACTGTATCCGTATTTGTTGGTCAGATGTATGTTGGTTCTGGATATCGTATGATGTCTGATTCTATCAATAGGCTTTTAGATGGTATAGAAGTGGAGCAAAGATTTTATTGATGAGAGTAGAAACTAGGGAAGCAATGGAGATGTTGTTTTCTGCTAAATGGAATTTGCCAAAAGCAGCAAAACATTGTAGACTATCACGTAAGGAAATGATGATTACCTTTAGTGAGTATTGTGCTTTGCATGAACCAACTTACAACAAGTTTGATACTGCAATTCAATTAAAATTAGATTATGAGCAAAAAAGCATTAAAGACACCACTTAGATATCCTGGAGGCAAGTCCCGTGCTTGCACTAAGTTAGATCAATATCTTCCAGATCTTAGAGATTATAAAGAATTCCGTGAACCTTTTTTAGGTGGTGGGAGTGTAGCAATTCATATTGCTAAGAAATATCCTAATATATCAATATGGGTAAATGATTTATATGAACCTCTTGTAAATTTCTGGCAGACTATACAGGATGATGGGCAGAATCTTCAAGACATGATATTGAGTTTTAAGAATAAATATCCTAATAGAGATTCTGCTAGAGAATTATTTGTAGCAGCTAAAGAGGAAATCAACAATGAAGAATTATCCAGTAGAGACCGTGCAGCGTATTTTTATGTTGTCAATAAGTGTTCCTTTAGTGGTCTTACTGAGTCTTCATCTTTCAGTGCACAAGCATCAGAATCCAACTTTTCCTATAGAGGAATTGAAAAAATCACAGGATATCAAGAAATAATTGAGAACTGGAAGATCACTAATTTATCTTATGAAGAACTTTTGACAGATGAACAAGACTCTTTTATATACTTAGATCCTCCATATGATATTAAAGATAATCTATATGGTAAGAAAGGTGATATACATAAGAGATTTGATCATGATAAGTTTGCAGAAGATTGTGATAGATATACTGCACATCAATTAATTTCTTATAATTCATCTCAATTAATTAAAGATAGGTTTAAGGAATGGGATGCTAGTGAATTTGATTTAACATATACCATGAGATCTGTTGGTGAATATATGAGAGATCAACAAGATAGAAAAGAATTATTACTAATGAATTATAATCCTAGAATTAAATTAACTTTTGATGGATGTTATAATTATAGTAAATTAAAAAAGGAGGGTTTAGTTGATGGATAAGAATATGCGTGAAAAATTAAATGAATTGAGAGGTAAGAATAATGATTTTGAAAATATTGTTGTTTATTCTTTTAAGGTAAATGAGCATCAACATATTAATGACCATGAAATAAAAAGACTTGAGCATAGTATTTCTTCATTGAGACAATTTAATAAAGAAATTGCTATCTATCTTTTTTGTGATAATCCACATATTATCCCACCTTACTTTGCTCTTAATTATTCAGTAAGAATTAATCCTTTTGCTGAAGGATTTGATCATACAATGTTGAATGCTTGGTCAATTCATAGATGGTATAATCTAAAATATTTTGATGATGAATTTTATAATATTTTATATGTAGATGCTGATACTATTTTTTATCATGATGTTCAGTATCTATTCGATACATATTGTACTCATGATGTATATGGTAGAGAAGAATTTGGATTTAGACATGATCCAAATGTTGGTGGAGGAAGAAATATACGAGAACAACTTGATTTAGTTGAATCTTGTATTTTTGATCTTGGTGGGACATGTGAAGTATATAAGCATTGTCTAGGTGTCATTCTATTGAATGATGGTATTCATCGTGATATTACTGAAAGGTTGGATGAGTTATCTAAGTTGATGGAACAGTTTAAAAAGAATCAAATTCTTTTACCAGTTCCTAATAGAAGGATAGCTGACCAATATGCTGTATGGGTTATCTTTAGTCGTATGGGTGTCACAGAGGGTCTTTTTGCTGCTCAAGACGTTACACAAGGATGGATAGAAGAAAAGCATACAGAGCATTTTAATCCTGTTGTATGTCATTATACAACTAAGAAGGAACAAGAGTTTGCCCGTTCTGATCCTAAGTATTCTAATTTAATAAGAGATGTTGATAATTTGGGACAGCATATTGATCCTCATATGAATGCTTCTATGAATAGTGGTGTTTATCTTTCTCAACAAGCAGTAGAATTAGTTGCAGAAGATAATGGTATAGTGGTAGACTCTAGTAAGGGTGAGATATTTTTATGACTGAGTTAAAAGATTGGTTGAATTCTATTAATCAAACAAAGAAGAATTTGATTGATGAAGACCCTTCATTAGAAAAGGAATATCCTCCATATATTATTAATCGTTGTTTTGCGGGACATCTTGATGCAATCATGTTTGCTAATGAAATGAATAAGTATCATTTTTTACCTAAAAAATTTCAATATGATTTTATGCTAAATACACTGAGAACTAAGAAGAGATTTTCTCCTTGGCTCCGTAAAGATACAATCAAAGACCTTGATTATATCAAACGTTACTATGGTTATAGCAATGAAAAGGCGAAACAGGCTTTGAAAATACTAACCAGAGAACAACTTAATTTCATAAGATCTAAATTTGAAACTGGAGGAAGACAATGAGCGTGGTTCAAGAGCCTGAAGTGAAATGGACACCTGATAAAATGGTAGAGGTGGTTCTTAGTGAACCTGATGATTTCCTCAAAGTACGTGAGACTTTAACAAGAATTGGAGTAGCATCTAGAAAAGAGAAGAAGATATATCAATCATGTCATATACTGCATAAGCAAGGAAGGTATTACCTTGTCCATTTTAAAGAGCTCTTTGCTCTTGATGGCAAACATGCTAACCTTACTGCTAATGATGTTCAACGTAGGAATCGTATTGCTCAGTTGCTTGCTGATTGGGGATTGGTTGACATTGTAGATACTGCTAAAATACAAGATATTGCACCTTTAAATCAGATTAAAGTATTAGCATATAAGGACAAAGGTGATTGGATACTAGAAACGAAGTATAATATAGGTAGCAAGAAGAAAAAAGTTGAAGAATAATTTATCCAATGGTATCAAGGAACGTCTTTTTTATACTTTAGGAAAGCGTCCTGAAACTGCTAAGTCCCATGATATCTACATGGCATTATGTTATGCTGTGAGAGATCAGATGATGGACTATAATCTTTCATCAGAATTTTGTAGTACGCAGAAGCAAATATCATATTTGTCTGCGGAATTTTTGATTGGTCCACAACTTGGTAATAACCTTCTCAATTTAGGTCTTAAAGGAGAAGCAGAAGAAGCATTAAATGAATATGATTTAACCTTGGATGAGGTTCTTGAATTAGCAGAGGAACCTGGACTTGGTAATGGTGGTCTAGGTCGTCTTGCAGCATGTTATATGGAGTCATTAGCGACTCTACAGGTACCTGCTACAGGTTATGGTATAAGATATAAGTATGGTATCTTTAAACAAGATATTAAAGAGAATCAACAATATGAAGTAACTGATAACTGGTTACATGGAGATTGGCCTTGGGAACTTTGTTATCCTGATGAGTCTGTTTTAATAGGATTTGGTGGAAGAGTAGAGCATTATACTTCTGATAGAGGCAATCATAGAGTTAGGTGGGTTCCTGGTGAACAGGTTGTTGCCGTTCCTTATGATGTTCTCCAAACTGGATATAGGGTTAATAGTTGTGATCGATTGAGATTGTGGAGAGCAGATGCTACTGAGACATTTGATTTTTATGCATTTAATATAGGTGACTATATGGGATCTGTAGAACAAAGTGTCGCATCTGAGACTATTTCTAAGGTTCTTTATCCTAATGATGGAACAGACCAAGGTAAGCAATTAAGATTAAAGCAACAGTTCTTTTTTGTTAGTGCTTCTCTTCAAGATATGATTCGTAACTTGGAGAAGTGTGATGTTTCTTTGGAAGAATTTCCTAATAGATATCAAGTTCAGTTAAATGATACTCATCCATCTATTGCTGTTGCAGAGTTGATGAGACTGCTTGTGGATGACCGCCATATGGAGTGGGAACAGGCATGGGAGATAACAACTAAGTCTATTGCATATACAAACCATACTCTTCTTCCAGAGGCACTGGAGAAGTGGAATCTTAAATTATTTAAGAATCTATTGCCAAGACATTTGGAGATAATCTATGAGATTAATTCTAGATTCTTACAGGTAGTAAGACTTAAGTATCCTGGTGATGATGAGATATTAGGTAAGTTATCTATTATTGATGAGTCTGGTAATAAGTCGGTTCGTATGGCACACCTTGCCACGGTTGGTTCACATCATGTGAATGGAGTTGCAGCACTTCATTCTGAATTGATTAAGAGTCAGTTGATGCCTGAGTTTTATGATCTATGGCCTCATAAGTTTACTAATGTAACTAATGGTGTTACTCCACGTCGTTGGGTATCACCTAATATTTCTGAACTCTTACATGAGTATGTTGGTCCAGATTGGGTTACTAATATGGAATCTCTTAAGAAGTTGGAAGAAAATAAGAATGATGTTGAACTGTTAGAAAAGATTGGGGCAACTAAGTTAATTGGTAAGCATAATCTTGCCGTTTATATTCAGAATCATCTTGGTGTAACAGTAGATCCTTCTAGTATGTTTGATGTACTTGTTAAAAGAATACATGAATATAAGAGACAGCATTTACGTGCTCTTGAGGTGGTGGTTCAGTATCTACGTATTAAGAATGGTCAGACAGATAATATTGTTCCAAGAACTATAATCTTTGGTGGTAAGGCAGCACCTGGATATTACATGGCAAAATTAATAATTCATTTTATTAATAATATTGCAGAGGTTGTTAATAATGATCCTGATACTAGGGATTTACTTAAGGTTATATTCCTACCAAACTATAGTGTAAAACTAGGTGAGAAGGTTTACCCTGCTGCTGATTTATCAGAACAGATTTCTACTGCTGGTAAAGAGGCATCAGGAACAGGAAATATGAAGTTCCAGATGAATGGTGCTCTTACAATAGGAACACTTGATGGTGCTAATGTAGAAATACGTGACCTTGTGGGGGAAGAGAACTTCTTCTTATTTGGTAAGACAGAATCTGAAATAACTGAATTGCAAAGATATTATGATCCACAGCATTATATTGGAACAGAAGTTGGTGAAGCACTTAGTTTAATTGAGGGTGGTCATTTTAGTAATGGAGATAGAGAGATTTTTGCACCTTTAATACACAATCTTAGAAATCATGATCCATTCTGTGTAATGGCTGATATTGAGGATTATATCTCTGTGCAGGATAAGGTTAGTCAGGCATGGACAAATAGAGATGCATGGAATAGAATGTCTTTATTGAATATTGCAAGGTCGGGTTTCTTCTCTTCTGATAGATCGATTAGGGATTACTGTACTAAAATTTGGGGTATTCCACACTGACTTTTTTAAGTGCTTGTGGTTAAATAGTAATGTCGCCTTCGGGGACACAATTACACACTCGCTTATTTAAGGAGAACCATGACTAACTTAGCAACATATCATAGTGCCAACCTTCCAGAATTAATGAAGGTGATAAGACAAAATGGCATAGGGATGGATGATTACCTAGATCGATTCTTTAATTCAGATTTCCCACAATCAAACTATCCACCATATAATTTGGTACAATTAAATAATCATGAATCAAAATTGGAGATCGCACTTGCGGGGTTTAAGAAAGATGAACTCAAAGTCTTCACAGAGTTTGGAAAATTATATATTGAAGGCAAGAAAGAAGAATCAGAAGATGTTGGAGAATTTATCCACAAAGGATTGGCCCAACGAAGCTTCCAGAGAGTTTGGACGGTCACGGACGATACGGAGATTGGATCCGTCGAGTTTGTGGATGGACTCCTCACCGTGGAGTTAAAGAAAATAGTTCCAGACCATCATGCTCGGAAAGAGTATCTATAAATAAAATGGTTCGAGATGGATCAAACGGGGTTCCTTGACGGAACCCTTTTTTATTGGTATAATATTCTGGAGAATGAAAACAAATGTCTATTAAACTTGCATTATTAAAATCTGGTGAGAATTTAATTGCTGATATCAAAGAACTTGTTTCGGAAGAAAAAGTTTGTGGTTATCTTTTTCAAAATCCTCATCTGGTAGATTACAGAATACCTGTAGTTCTAAAGGAAGAAAATAAATCTTCTCGTGATTTGGAAGTATCTTTATCACCATGGATTCTTTTTTCAGAAGAGGTAAATATACCTGTTAAATCTGATTGGATTGTAACTATAGTTGAACCAGCAGATGCTATCAAAAAAATGTATGAGGAAAAAGTAAATGGCCAAAGTAGTCAAACTGATAGTTCTGACGAGCAAAGAAATCTTAGTGAGTGAGATTGAAGAGATTGGTGCAGAGGTTGGAGAACCTGATTGCAAATTGATTCATCCAGTAATATTAAAAACTGCTGAAGAAAAGATTACAGTGGAAGAAGGTAAAGTTCTTCTTTCACCGTGGTTACAGAGTTTTACAAAGGATACCACATTCATGATAAGTTCTGATAAGATAATTACACTTGCAGAACCTGCAGACAACATTGTTGAAAAATACGAAGCTCTTATTAAAAAGAAATGAGATTTTATACTAACGTTCAGATGGTTGGAGACAACTTCTTGGTTCGTGGTTATGAAAATGGAAGACATTTTGCCACCAGAGAGAAGTTTTATCCAACTCTTTTTGTCTCTTCTAATAAGAAGAGTAAGTATAAGACTTTAGAGGGTGAGTATGTTGAACCTGTCGAACCTGGAACTGTCCGTGAGAGTAGGGACTTTATAAAGAGGTATGATGGTGTTGAGGGGTTTAAGGTTTATGGTAATGAGAGATTCATATATCAGTATATTTCTGAGAAGTATCCAGAAGAAGAGATAAAGTTTGATACCAGTAAGATTAAGATAACCACTATTGATATTGAGGTGGCATCAGAGAATGGATTCCCTGATGTAGAATCTGCCGCAGAAGAAATATTACTTATTACCCTACAGGATTATAATACAAAACAGATTCGTACATGGGGATTGGGCCCATTTAATAATAAGCAAGAGAATGTTATCTACAAAGGTTTCAGAACTGAGTATGAACTCTTAACTTCTTTTATTAACTGGTGGATGATTGAGAATAATACACCAGAGGTTGTGACTGGATGGAATAGTGAACTATATGATATTCCATATCTTTGTCGTCGTCTAGAAAGGATTCTTGGTGAGAAGTTGATGCGTCGTATGTCACCATGGGGATTGGTTACAGAGAAAGAGATCCATATTATGGGTCGTAAAAATATCTCTTATGATATTGGTGGTGTTACTCAGTTAGATTATCTCAATCTGTATAAGAAGTTTACTTATAAGGCACAAGAGTCTTATAGATTGGATTATATCGCCAGTGTAGAACTTGGTCAGAAGAAATTAGACCACAGTGAGTTTGATACGTTTAAGGACTTCTATACAAAGGGTTGGCAAAAGTTTGTAGAGTATAATATAATTGACGTGGAACTTGTTGACCGTATGGAAGACAAGATGAAACTGATTGAACTTGCTATAGTTATGGCATATGATGCAAAAGCAAACTATGCTGATGTATTCTCTCAGGTTCGGATGTGGGACACCATAATTTATAATTATTTAAAGAAAAGGAATATAGTTATTCCTCCCAAAGAAAGATCCGATAAGGACGCAAAATACGCAGG